GCAAAAGAAGATAGATATAGTATTAATAAAAAATTTCTTTCAGACTTTCATAATAACGTTTTATCTAAAGGCAAAGAAGGCAAGGAAGGAAAAAAAACTGTTACTATGAAAATAACATCAGTTGGTATAGCTAAAGATAAACATTATTTATTACCTAGATTTGACCCAGAAACAGGAAAGGAAATAAAAAATGATGATGAGCTACTTAAAAAATATATGTCATATATAGAATCAGGTAAAATAAAAAGCTATAGTAGTGTAAAGGAAGCAGAGGCTGATAGAGCAATTATGTATCCTAAAATTATAGGAAAGAAAAATGGCAATTGAAAGACAAGGCCCAGAAGAAGTAATAGATACAAGTACAACTCAAGATGTTGGTGGTGTGGACTCTCAGATTATTGAAGTCTTAGAAGCTATGGGTAGTGAAGAAGAAATACAAATGCAAGAAGACGGTTCTGCAATATTAGGCCCAGAAGAGCCAATGATGCCAGAAGTAGGTTTTGCAGAAAACTTAGCAGAAGTTATATCACCCCAAGAACTTTCTACTATCTATATAGAATTAGTAGGAGCTATTGAAAGCGACAAATCATCCAGAGAAGATTGGGAAAGAACTTATACAGACGGACTTAAATACTTAGGTATGAAGTTTGATGATAATAGGTCTGAGCCTTTTGCAGGAGCTAGTGGTGTTATTCATCCGTTATTAGGAGAATCAGTTACTCAGTTCCAAGCGCAAGCATATAAAGAATTACTGCCAGCTGGAGGCCCTGTTAAAACTCAAGTGGTAGGTGCCTATGATGGGTTGGTTGAAGAGCAAGCTCAAAGAGTTAAAGAGTTTATGAATTATCAAATTCTTCATGTTATGGAAGAGTATGATGAAGAGTTAGACCAGATGCTTTTTTATTTACCTCTTGCGGGTTCTGCGTTTAAGAAAGTTTATTACGATGAGACGTTAGGCAGACCTGTATCTAAATTTGTAGCTCCAGAAGATTTAATTGTTCCTTACTATACAACTGACTTAGAAACCTGTTCGCGAATTACTCATGTTGTTAAGATGCCAGAAAATGATGTAAGGAAATTACAAGCTATTGGATTTTACAAAAATGTAGATGTTGAGACTGGAGATAATGTTACTTTAAATTCAGACATACAATCAGAAAAAGAAAAACTAGAAGGTATGGAGCCAAGTTATGATGATGGTGAAGTATCTATTCTTTATGAGGTTCATTGTAATTTAGATTTAGAGGGCTTTGAAGATATGGGCCAAGATGGTGAGCCTAGTGGAGTTAAATTACCTTATATCGTAACAATAGACTCTAATAGTGAAAACATTTTAGCTATCAGAAGAAACTTTAAAGAAGAAGACCCAATGAAGAAAAAGACTGAATACTTTGTTCACTTTAAGTTTCTTCCTGGACTGGGTTTTTACGGCTTTGGTTTAACTCACATGATTGGTGGTTTATCTAAAGCTTCTACATCTATTGTTAGGCAGTTAATTGATGCTGGTACTTTAGCTAATTTACCTGCTGGTTTTAAAACTAGAGGTATTAGAATTAGAGACGAAGACGAGCCAATACAACCAGGTGAGTTTAGAGATGTTGACGCGCCAGCTGGTTCTCTTAGAGATGCTATTCAGCCATTACCATTTAAAGAACCAAGTGGTACTTTGCTTAATTTATTAGGGTTATTAGTGCAATCTGGCCAAAGATTTGCTTCTATTGCAGATACAAATATTGGTGAAGGTAACACCCAGGCTCCTGTTGGAACTACTTTAGCTCTTATGGAAAAATCAAGCAAAGTATTATCTGCTATTCATAAAAGATTACATAACGGTCAGAAGAAAGAATTTAGATTACTTGCTACTATATTTAAAGATAGCTTGCCTCCTGTTTATCCTTATGCGGTATCAGGAGGTAATATGCAAGTTAAACAACAAGACTTTGATGATAGGGTAGATATATTCCCAGTAAGTAACCCAGACATATTTTCTACTAGCCAGAGAATAGTTATGGCTCAAGAAATGATGCAGTTAGTTCAATCTAATCCAGAGATTCATGGTCCTGGTGGAACTTACGAAGCTTACAGAAGAATGTATGCTGCTTTAGGTGCAGATAATATAGACCAACTACTTATGCCACCACCAGATACAACTCCTAAACCTATGGAATCTGGTATGGAAAATAGTGGTCTTATGATGGGTGGGCCAGCTCAGGCATTCCCAGAGCAAGACCATGATGCACATATAGCTACTCACGTGTCCTTATTAAATATGGCTCCTGTGCAAATGAATGCTCAAATACAAGGAAACATACACTCACATATTATGCAGCATTTACAGTTAAAAGCAGATGCAATTGCTCAACAACAAATGCCTCCAGAGGCTATGCAGCAGTATCAACAGATGCAACAACAAGCTCAACAAATGCCACCTCAAGAAGCAGCTCCATTAATGCAGCAAGCTCAGGCTATGTTAGCTCAATTTAGTTCGCCAATTATGTCTGAACTAATGCAACAATTCTCTCAACAAGTATCAACTCCACCAGAGGAAGACCCACTTGTTACTATTAGAAAACAAGAACTTGCACTTAAAGGTCAAGAACTGTCTCAAGACCAAGAACAGTTTGAAGCTAAAGAAAGAATGAGAATGGAAGAAAAATTACGTCAAGATAAAATTGATGTAGAAAGAATACAGGCTCAAAAAGATATAGCAGAGTTAAAAGATGATACAACTAGAGATAGAATGGACCAACAAAAAGAATTAAAATTAATTGATATTGGTTTAAAACAATTGTAAGGTACACTATATGAAAAACGTAAAAGTATTAAAAGGAAAACAAGGTTACTCTAATAAGGGTTCCGTGCCATTTAAAGCTGTTTCGGAAGCACCTAAAAAAACTAAAGCTTCCTCTACTCCAGGAATGGGTAAAGGTAAAGCTAGAGGTATGGGCGCTGCTGAATTTGGCGGCAAGTTTTCTGGTATATATTAAATGTCAGTTCTTTGGCTGTCTGAACAGCTAAAAAAAAGAATTGCTGAAAAAAAAGATGATATTCAAGTATCCATTATGAATGGTGCTAAAGATGTTGAGGAATATCATTATCTACGTGGGCGCTACAATTCTCTCGCCGACCTAGAATCTGAACTTAGAGAATTGCTAAAAAAGGTAATAGAAAACGATGAGCAAGGTAATAGTTCCTGAACATGTCGCAAAAGCAGTAGAAAAAGATAATCTACTAAAAGTAAAAGAAGAAAAAGAAAAAACCCCAGAAGCGGTTAAAGAAGTAGAAAATGCTTATACAGAAGCTTCTAAAAGAGTATTGGACCCTTCCTTGCTCGATAAATCATTTTTAGAACGTATGCCTCAGCCTACAGGTTGGAGGATTCTTATATTGCCATATAAAGGTAAAGGCGTAACTGAAGGTGGTATTCAACTGGTTAAAGAAACAGTTGATAGAGAATCTTTGGCAACAGTAGTATCCTACGTTGTTAAGATGGGGCCTATGTGTTACTCAGATAAAAACAAGTTTGGAGATACTCCTTGGTGTGAAAAGGGAGATTGGGTGCTAATTGGTAGATATGCAGGAGCTAGGTTTAAACTTGGCGACGATGCAGAATGCCGTATTATAAACGACGACGAAGTTATCGCGACTATTGAAGACCCCGATGACATTGTTAGCGCATAACGTGAGGAGGACTCATGCAAGAACCAGAAATGAATGAAGAATTACAGCAAGACTCTATAGAAGATGGAGAGATTGTTGAGTTAGAAACAGAAGAATCTTCTGAAGATAAAGAAGCAGAAGTTGCTATAGAAAATGTTTCTGAAAAAGAAGAAAAGAAAGTTAAGAAAGAAGACGAATTAGAAGATTATTCTAAAGGCGTTCAAAAAAGAATAGCTACGCTTACTAAGAAAATGAGAGAGCAGGAAAGAGCAGCTAATTCTGCTTATGAATATGCTCAATCATTACAAGCAGAGAATCAACAATTAAAACAAAGCAGCACTCAATTAAATAAAAATTATTTAAGTGAAGCTCAAAATAGATTGAACTCTCAAAGAGCGCAAGCTAATGCAGTTTTAAAAAATGCTTATCAAGAACAAGATTGGGACAAGGTAACTAAAGCCCAAGGCATTCTTGACAAGATAACAGTAGAAGAGAGTAAGTTGGCTAATACTAAACCAGTACAGGTAGAGCAACCAACTAACTATCAAAATTACCAAGCTCCATCTCAGGCGCAAGCTCCAGTTCAGCGACCAGCTCAACCAGACCCTGCAGCAGAAGATTGGGCTAGTAAAAATGAGTGGTTTGGCGAAGATGAGACAATGACCCTGGCTGCTTTTAACATTCATCGTAAATTAGTTGAAGAAGAAGGTTTTGACACTTCTGATACTACATATTATGATGAGATAGATAAACGTATCAGAACTGAATTTCCTCACAAATTCTCAACAGGTGATGAAGTCAAGTCTAATAGCAAAATGCAACAGAATGTTGCACCAGCTGGAAGAAGTGATAGTTCTGGGCGCAAACGTCAAGTCAAACTTAGCGCAAGCGAAGTTCAAATGGCAAAACGTTTAAATGTGCCGCTTGGTGAATATGCCAAGTACATTAAAAGGTAAATTATTATGACTGATGAGAACAAAGTAGAAGAAAATAACAGAACTCCACGTTCTGCAGAAACTCGAGCTAAAGATACTGCTCGCAAACCTTGGCGTCCCCCATCTATGTTGGATACGCCTCCAGCACCTGAAGGATATACCTACAGGTGGATAAGAGCCGAACTTGTCGGCGA